AGCAAGTAAGCCATCGTTACAATTAATGAAGCCACGAATACCATCAAAAACAACATTATTGCTAATTCCATTACACACCCCCTTCAGCAATGATTCTATCCATTTCCTTCGTGACGGGTTTTGTGTGATCTTTTCGATCAATGTGACTATATGTGCTACGTTCTGTTTTAAATTTGTTTCCGCATACTTTACATTCCCAATAATAAGGGCGATTGTCTACACTAAAAGAAAACATATTTAATTCAGCTTTTATTTGGATCATTGATTTAGTCATTTTATCATCTCCTTGTAACACCTGCCGGGAACGATGAGATGATAATGAAGGAAGGTGTCCCCGGCTTATTGGTGTTGAATTGTTAGTATTTTTCATTATCATCATGGCTTAATATAACCATAATTTTGATAAAGTCTATACTTTTTTTTATAATTTACAAAATAATTGCTTTTATTAGGTTAATTGCTCTCGTAAAGATACGTTCGTAGAATATACATTATAAGCTATTTCAGTAAAGTCTAATGGTTTTAACATCCTTACATAATGATAATTCGTATCATCATAGTAGATGAACTTCTGGTGATCTGATACAACAGATTGAAATGACTCTAACGATGTTTTCATCGAGGCCGTAACAAATGACCAATTCCAATTCCACGTAGTTTTAGGCTCATGTCTCTTATTGGCGTATTCCTGACCACCATAAGACGTAACTATATCTGTACCAAATTCTTCAGATACTTTATTATTAATATCGAAATTGACATCAAAAGTGTATTTAGAACCTATAATCATTTCAGTAAGATTTGAGATTGTTCCGCTTGCTCGAAGAAACCAATATCTTTTTGTAGTTGATGAAAATGTGAAAACATTCCATCCTGTTACAAATGATGCAGTCATTGATTCAATAGATGTGGACATATCTGTCGTAGTATCAGAAGCGTATAAAGTTAAATCATCAGACTCTGCACCCGAGAAATAAACCGCTACAAAATCACAAGCGACTGATGAACCTAAGTCCACTCGGATTACTTCGTTTGCACCGAATCCTGTAATTGATGAACCTATCGTACCATCAATCAATCTATCGTGATTCGTGATTGATCCTAAGTCTGGATCAAATGTATTAACTGAATATTGACCATCTTCTGTTGTGGCTGATTCTAATTCAGATACTGGATAATAAAAAGTACTCATGCTGAAACCTTTATTGCTTTCACCGAACACGAGTTCGGTCTTTTAGAAATATTTGTTATTAAATAATAATCTCTCCCCATTGCATCACCGTATATTTTTATATTTGAATCCCAATTAGAAAATTCTACAATATCCCCGATTTCTAAATCGTGATAAGTAGGCCTGTTACAAGTGAAATCTAATATGACTTTTCGATCTTTAAAGATTGTTTTGTACGCATCAGCTAACTGTGTTGCTGTTGTTGTGTCTATGATTGAATCTCCATCAATCACCAGCTTCAATGTCTGATTATTCCCATTTACAGTTGTACCTTGTGATGTTGAATCAGTGGTGTTCACTTGGCTCAAGTTCTGATCTTGTCCATAGTCATAATTATAATTCACTGTGATATCATTTCTCACTGTGTTCATTTTTGTTTTTGAAATAGATTTAATATCAATATCATGGAAGTTGATTGTTTTATCCGCTGAAAATGTATCACTTGGTCTTAATAATGTCTTGATTTTGAATTTCCCATCACCACTTATCCACACCCAACTGCATATCTGTTTGCAGATTTTATTAATCAAGTCTTTTGAATTAATAAATTTCGGCTGTGAGAATGCGAACTTAATATCAGCAATAGCATCATTGAATATGAATGCAATATCACCTTTTGTACCATCAGTCTGTGCATTTCCTGCTTTGTCGAATGTTTCAATATCTATATCTATTCCAGTTGTTGATCCATCCAGACTTAATTCAGTTCTTAAAATATCCTCAATCATATAAACAGGATTTTCAATCAGATCGTTTGCTGCATAGTTTGGATCAGGTTCATCACCATTTTCATCTGTTCTATTGTTAGAATTAACAGTGTCTATCCATGCACCATATTTTCTGCCTTTACCTGAACAATAAACATAATCGATTTCTGCTGGATAAGTTGTTGTCTTGGTGCGTGTCTTTGTAACTGTTTCAGAGAAATATTCAGATTCTTTTTCAAATTGAGTTTCTACTGCAAACCCACCTGTGACTGTTTCTTCATATAACTCTTGAAACTTATGTGACTCAATCGTGTCAATATCAAATTCAACTACCGCTCCCATTTCAGATATTTCAATAGCGAAAGCACCAGCACCACTGTTTGAATTAAGCAACAACGCAATACCTCCAGTGAAATCCCACGCAGATTGTTCATCACTCGTAAAACTCAATGTAGCTTCCTTCTCATCATTGGTAGATACACTACTGAATGCCTGTCCACGTATTTTTAAGAAACTTAATCCAATTGGTGTTGCTGATACTGTCCCAAACTTTGCTAATGCCTTTGCAGTTACAAATTCTCCCAATTTAGTTACAGGTTCAACACCATAATTGATCGTAACATTGTTACCGTCAGTGACTCCTATGGTCGTTTTGCTTGAATCACCAAAGTCACCATTTGAAATATTAGCTTCATTTGTATGTGTACCAGTTCCGCTTGTTGTAAATCCTGAACTGCTCAAAGGAAAATAAACTTTACATCTTGATCCACTAAATTCTAGTCTTGGATTATTCGTTGTAGCATCTACTGTTCCTGTGATAGTGGCATAATTTCCACTCTTGTAATAATATACATTCTCTGAATCAAGAGTATGCATTGTTTGACTGTCTACATATGCTTCAACTGCCGCTTCACCAATATCAAATTTATCTGTGATAATTGCAGGAAATGCTGATTTATAAAAGTTCTTGAATCTATCAAAATGAGTTGTTGGAATTGTTCCAATATCTGTTTTTTCATAGAAATCACCATAAGCAATCGGGATGGGTTTGTTTATATTTTTTTCTGGTGCATTAGGATATGTACTTGAATCCACAACTGTGCTAGGCAGTCTTTTATGTCTTTTAGTGCTAAGATCAAGCAGTGTAAGTTTTACAGATGTGTAATCATATCCAATATCACCAGAGATAATACCCGTTCCAATCATTCTTGTCGCTGTATCATAGGTTCCAGCCTGTGATGTATTCAGGAATAATTCCCATTTTCTATTTGCAAAATTCTTTGAAGAAAACAAGTCAGAGAATCGCCCGCCCTGAATTGATTTATCCGTATTGATTAAACGAACCATCATATTCCCTGTTGAAGTTGTAAAATTAAAGAAATCTAAACTTTGACTGTAACTTCCCCAGCTCGAAACTAATCCAAAGTAATCATCCGAACCATCGGTTCTGTCTTTGTCTGATATATGTATTACATTCGTGCTAACCGAGTCATCATTGTAGTATAATTTTAGCGTGAAAAATGCCTCTGTACTATGAGAAGTTAAAGCACTCGTTAGATTGGAATCGAAATTAAGCAAGAGCTTTCGCCTTATTTATTGCAGGTAAAAGTTCATTCACAACATAATCTTCCTGAACAATACCGCCTTGAATGTTAATCGTAACACCCATACCACCTACAAGATTTTCTTGTTGTGCTTTGTTTAATATGACTTCGCCGGGAGTAAGCATAGCTGGAACTGTATCACCTGTGCCTTGTCCCGGAACAATTCCACCTTGTGCGAACTGCTGTGATTCAATCATTCTGACGTTTGCGTACCCAGCAGCAAGTGCTGAAGCTGCAGCAATATAACCTAATGCTGGGCCAACCACTGGGATACCAGCCATTGCTTTGAAGGCGGCATTTGCACCAGCAATAGCATCAACTGTTGCTTGAAGTTGAGTGGCACGCTTTGCTTCCTTGCCTGTCAAGACTCCAGCTTTGGTCATTGTATTTAAGTTGCTCGCAAGCATAGACGTAAATTGTTGACCTGCTTTTATGTTCATTTCCATTTTCGCTTCATGGACGAACTTATCCACTTCGTTTTGTTCAATCCCGGCAGCAAGAAATCTTTTAGACGATTTGTCGAGTTCTTCAGCTTGGAGGGCATACGAACCTTTAGTCTGATCGAGCATACGACGATGAAATTCAGACTTTACTGCTGTTATCTCATCAAGTGCAGTCTCTACTTCACTTGGTTCAGGTAGGCCGAGTGCCTCATACACAGAATCATATCCCGATTTTTCCAATAAATCTTTAAACGCAGATATCTCAGCATCACTTAGTTTATTAAACACATCAAGTAATTCTTTTGCTGAATCTTTACCTCCCGTAAAAGCATCCTCGAAAGCATCGATGTCTAATATATCTTCCAAGAATTTAATTTGTTTGTGTTGCTCTTCTGTTATGAGGCCTAAAGCTAGAGCTTCATCTTCATGCAACGTAATAAATTGTTGACGTAGGGCTTTTTCAGCGACTAGATTATTGTATACCAACATTTGTTCTGCAGTGTATTTTTGAATGGCAGTAATTGCTGCTGGGTCTGGTGCTGGGTCTGGTGCTGGTTCTATATCAGATTGCATTCCTTTTAAGG